GAAGAAGGCACCGAAGAAGAAATGGAAGAAGGCGAAGAGATTGAAGAAGCCGAGGATGACTCTGACGAATCAGAGGACGAAGCTGAGGAAGAAGAAGCTGAAGGTGAAGATGCTGAAGAAGGAGACGATCAAGAAGTTGGAGACATGGATGTCGATGAACTTAAAGATCTTATCCGCGACATTGTTGCTCAAGAAATGGGCGGCCATGGCGAAGAAGAAGTAGAAGATCATGGGGACATGGATGCTGGTGAAGAAGCTGGCGGAGATGATGAAACTATAGATCTTGACGAACTTCTTGCTGAACTAGACGAACTATCTGAAGAAGAAACTCACGAAGGAGAAGAAATGGAAGAAGGCGTTGAGGAAGAAGTAGAAGAAGTTGTAGCCGAAGAAGAAGAAGTGAAAGAAGAAACTAATGAAGAACTTAATGAAGCACTTGAAACTATCGAGTCACTTCGTAAAGAACTAAATGAAGTAAATCTTCTTAACTCTAAACTTCTTTATGTTAACAAAATCTTTAAAGCAAATAATCTTTCAGAAAGTCAGAAAGTAAATATTATTGCTGCTTTCGACAAAGCTGAAACGGTTAAAGAAGTAAAATTAGTATTCGAAACAGTTTCTGAGAATGTAGTTACTAAGAAAGAGACTACTATCAAAGAATCAAAACTTGGTATGGCTTCTAAAGCAACAGGTACAACTGCTGCTAAACCAGAAGTAATTAACGAAGTTTCTGATGCTGTTCGTAGAATGCAAAAATTAGCTGGAATTATTAAATAACCTTTTTACAATTTAAAACATGGAAATTAACCAATTATTGGAAGGGTCTGCTAGCAATTACAAAAGCCTACAAGCTGATGCAGCTCGTTTGGCTGACAAGTGGACTCAATCTGGACTCTTAGAAGGATATTCTAACGAGATCGAGAAAAACAACATGGCTATGATCTTGGAAAACCAAGCCAAGCAAATCGTAGCTGAGCAGTCAAACATTGGTACCGGAGCTACTTCTAAAGCAGTAGGCGGTGCTGGTGAGAACTGGGCAGGCGTTGCGCTACCTTTGGTACGTAAAGTATTTGCTCAAATCGCTGCTAAAGACTTCGTTTCTGTACAACCTATGAATTTACCTTCAGGTCTTGTATTTTATCTAGACTTTAAGTACGGAACTGGAAATCTTGCCGATACTAACATGTACGGTAATGTATCTACTGCTGGTGCTAAAATGTCTGTAGGACAGGAAGTAAGCGGTGGACTTTACGGAGCAGGAAGCTTTGGATATTCTATCAACTCAGGTTCTGCTACTGTTGCAACATCAGCTGTAATAGCTACTGACTCTGGTTCTATCGGATACGATGATAGTAAAACCCTTACCGACTTCTCTACAGTTACTGTATCTCTAGCTGGTACTGGATTTGATGCTGCTGGCGCAAGAGCATTCCGCTTATTCTCTGGATCTAGCGATATTACTAACTACCCAGAATTTACAACTGTTAGCGGTAACAACGTAGTATTTACAGTAAAAGCTACCGATCTTGGTGGTGATTCAGGAACTGCAGTTATTTCAGGATCAGTTCTTTATCATAAGCAACCTGCTGATAATACAAGAGGTGACTTTGAAGATGCTCCTGCAGGATCTATTACTATCCCTGAAATCAACGTAGAGCTTGCTTCTGAAGCAATCGTTGCTAAGACTCGTAAGTTGAAAGCTCAGTGGACTCCAGAATTCGCTCAAGATCTTAACGCATACCACAGCATTGACGCTGAGGCTGAGTTGACTTCTTTATTGAGTGAGTATATCTATGGAGATTGATCTTGAAATTCTTGACATGCTTATCAAAGACGCTGTTACAGAAGAGCAATGGTCAGCTGTATCTAACAAAAGCTGGAATGGTACTGCTTGGAATACTCCTACAGTTGAAACAGGAGGATTCTACAATACTCAAGGAGAGTGGTTCCAAACTCTTGGAACTAAAATCCAAAAAGTATCTAACAAGATTCACCAAAAAACACTTCGCGGTGGTGCTAACTTCCTAGTTTGTTCTCCAACAGTTGCAACTATCCTAGAATCAATTCCTGGATATGCTGCTTCAACTGACGGTGACAAAATGGACTTTGCATTTGGTGTACAAAAAGTAGGACAATTGAATGGTCGTTACAAAGTATACAAAAATCCATACATGACTGAAAACACAATCCTTCTTGGATATAGAGGTTCTCAGTTCCTTGAAACTGGTGCTGTATATGCTCCTTACATTCCATTAATCATGACTCCTCTAGTATACGATCCAACTACCTTCACACCACGTAAAGGTATCATGACTCGTTATGCTAAGCAGATGATTCGTCCTGAATTCTATGGTAAGATTTTCGTTAGTGATTTATCTACTGTATAATCTAATCTTAGATTTTAATTAAGAAAGAGAGGCCTTCGGGCCTCTTTTTTTATGTACAAATGTAAAGTTTATTCCTATTTATTTATAGAACAAATACGTTTATATATGTACAAAGTTTCCCACAAGGATGAAGTATTCGTCCAAAAGAGAAGACCGAAAAACCCAATTAAATTTCAAGTACAACTTAACGATGAGCAAAAAGAAGCTAAAGCTCTTATTTTAGAAAATCCGGTAACAGTCTTAAAAGGAGCTGCCGGTAGCGGAAAGACGCTTGTTGCAACTCAATGCGGATTAGATTTACTATTTACCAGACAGGTAGAAAAAATTATAATCACAAGACCAACCGTATCTAAAGAAGAGATAGGCTTTCTACCAGGAGATATTAGAGAAAAAATGGATCCGTGGTTAGCTCCAATATATCACAACTTATACATGCTTTACCGTAAAGATAAAGTAGATAAAGAAATGGAGCTAGGTAATATTGAGATTGTACCATTTGCATTTATGAGAGGTAGGACATTTGTAAACTCATTTGTTATAGTAGATGAAGCTCAGAATGTTACCCACACCCAAATGGAGACTGTTATTGGAAGATTAGGTAGAGGTAGTAAACTTGTAATATGCGGTGATTTAGCACAAATTGACTTAAAAGATAAAAGAGATACAGGTTTTTCTTTTCTAGCACGTCTTGAAGAAGCAGTAGAAGGATTTAGAACAGCATCACTAGAAGCTAACCATAGACATGACATAGTTGCACCTATTCTAGATGTATATAAAACCTTTAGAGATTAGGAACTATTTATATTAAACTGTACGTATGGCCAATATATCTATTTGGGGTGGTAGTTCTACATTTACTACTGGACAAACTCCATTCGGTTTCTATGATAGCGATTCTGAATTTCAAGCAGATGCTGATAAAGTAGCTAAATTCTGTGGCACACGCCTTGGATTTCCTTTGATGGACGTAGAACTTCAATCAGGTTCTTTTTATGCCTGCTTTGAAGAGGCTGTGACTACTTACGGAAACGAAGTATTCCAATATAAAATTCGAGAAAATTATATGTCTTTAGAAGGTGCTGAAACTGGCAGCAACCTAAATACCTCTTTGGTGGATCCTACTTTAAATCGAACAATACAAATTGCTAAATCATACGGAACAGAAGCAGATGTAGGAGGTAATTTAACACAGTATACAGGGTCATTAATACTAACCGGGAGTGTTCAAAACTACGATTTAGATGCCTGGGCAACTTCTCAAGGCATTGAAGGCGGTATCGAAATAAGAAAAATATTTTATCAAGCACCTCCTGCTATCTTACGTTACTTTGATCCATATGCAGGAACAGGAACAGGTATTCAGTCTTTAATGGATGCTTTTGATTTTGGTAGTTTTTCACCAGGAGTAAACTTCCTTTTAATGCCTGCATCTTACGACGTACTAAAAATACAAGCTATAGAGTTTAACGATCAAATTCGTAGATCTTCCTATAGTTTTGAAATTATAAATAATAAACTAAAATTATTTCCAATACCTACAGTAAGTGGAGGTAGTATAAGATTTGATTATATTAAACTATCAGATAAGAAAAATGTTTCCCCTAACGATACTGGTGGATTAGTCACAAATATAGCAGACGTACCGTACTCAAATCCTACTTATGCTAATATTAATAGTGTAGGACGTCAATGGATATTCAGATACACTTTAGCTCTAGCCAGAGAGTTGCTAGGATATATTAGAGGAAAGTATACACAAGTACCAGTACCAGGTGCGGAAGCAACTTTAAATCAAGCTGATCTTTTAGCAGATGCAAGAACAGAAAAAGAAGGGTTAATTACTAACCTTAGAGAAATGTTAGATCAAACATCTAGACAGTCTCAGTTAGAAAGAAAAGCTAGCGAAACAGAAAATCTAAACAAAGTACTTTCAGGAGTACCTTATACAATTTATATTGGTTAATGAAATTATTTGATATCATATCAGAAATTCAGTACAGTATGTATCAAGGTATTGTACGAATAACTCACTCTAAAGACATTAACGTACAGGATGTCTCTGAGTTATTTAGAGCACTACCAGGAGTAGTCACTGTAACACAGCTATCTCATGATAGTGAAAGACATACTGCTACGATGAAGATGAAGATATTAACTACAAAAGATGCTGCTACTGGATTTGCAGCTTTAAAAACAAATGCTATCAAACGTATACCGGAAGTTAAAAAACTTGAGGTTGCAGATAAAACTATAGAAAAGAAAAAATAAATGCTGTTTGGATCTAATAGAGACTTCGACTTACTGGTTAATATTAATCGTGAACTACTGCAGGATATTGTAGAGCAGGAAATCGGTTACTATAAATTATCTCTAGACGATACTCAAGCTAACATATACGGTGAAGCAACTGAAAAGATTTACTTTGATCCGGTTAAACTAAACTGTTTGATTACTAGAGGAGACCAAGTAATAAGTGTTGACGAATTCGGTCCTGATCTAGGAAGAGAAGCATCCTTTGCATTTTTAAGAGAAGACTTAGCTGACGCAGTAGTCGTCCCTGAAGTAGGGGATATAGTGCTATGGCATGAAGACTACTATGAAGTAGATACAGTAAGAGAGAACCAGCTATTCTTCGGGAGAGACAAGTCTTATAACATAGCCTCGTATGCAGAAAACTTCGGTTCTTCAGTTTCTATTATAGTTGACTGTCACTTAACACGTGCAGAAAAAGTAGGTATAGTAAGAGCAAGATAAGATGGCAAATAAAAAGATACTTCCTAAAACTCAAGCACAGCTATCACAGGCTACTATAACCCCTTACGACAAACTCAATCAAGGAAAAGTTCCTTTGAGAACTCCTAAAAAAAGAGGTGAAAGAAGATCTGTAAAAAATGACGATGTTAAACAGTTTCATATTGGTCTTAGAGATATCGATGAAACTATTGTATACTACTTTAACGAAGTTATTAAACCCTCAGTAGTTAGAAACGGAAAAAGAGTAAACGTTCCTATTCTTTACGGTTCTCCTGAAAGATGGGCATCTGTACAGAAAGACGGTTTTTATAGAGATAAGAACGGTAAGATTCAAACTCCTCTTATTATGTTTAAGAGAGATAGCGTTGAAAAGAATCGTCAGTTAGGTAACAAACTCGATGCTAATTTGCCAACTAATTTTGGTATATTTAAAAAGAAGTTTTCTAAAAAGAATGTATACGATAGATTTTCAGCCTTAACTAACAGAGATACCGTTGATGAATATTACGGAGTAATAATACCTGATTACGTTAACATAGTTTACTCTTGTGTTATCTTTACCGAATATGTAGAGCAGATGAATAAAATAGTAGAATCTATAAATTTTGCTTCTGATTCCTATTGGGGTGATCCTGAAAAGTTTAAGTTTAGCTATGATTGATACTTATACTACCACAACAGAGATGGTACAGGGTCAAGATAGAATGATAAAAACTAATTTTACTATTAACCTTTTAGGACATATAGTACCGGATTCTATCAATACTTCTATAGCTAATATGAATAAATTTTATTCTAAATCAGCAGTTACTTTTACTTTAGAAACAGCAGGATCAGAAGAAACATTAGCAGCATTAGCAGGTACTCCAGCAAGAGAAGCTAAAGTAAGACAGTTTGATGGACCAAGAGATAAAACTACAATCAATCAAACTATTAATCAAACTATAGTATCCGGTAGCGGTATGACAGATGCTGAAAGAAATTACGCTTCTTTAAATGTACTTATTGATACAAATGAAACCTCAGCTTATACTAGCACTATAGATGTGAGTAACGATAAAGTAACATATATAGGAGTTACTATAGCTGATACTCCAACAGGATTCCCAGCATTAACTGTAGATGACTTCCAAGTTTATATCAATGGTCTAAGCGTTGAACCAGCAGCTTTAACTTCCATCTCTGAAGTATCAGGTAATACTGAGATAGTATTTATACCTTCAGAGTTAGGTTACAGTTTAAACAGTGAGTTTGAAATAACAGCAGTAGGTAAATTTGAATTCTAATGGCACAGATTTTTTGGGAACAGATACGAAACTTATTACCTTCCGGAGGAGAATTTCTTACCGGGAGTCTTAATATATCCGGTTCTTTAACAACTTCTGGTTCTTTTATTATTAATGGTCAGTCTTTAGAAGACTTTGTAGATGAAAGAGCATTATCTGCTTCAACTGATTATGATCAGCTAACTAACGTACCTTCCAATATATTCTCAGGTAGCTTTTTAGCAGGTCCAAATATTACGATAAACCAAATCGGACAGACAGTAGAAATCTCAGGATCTGCTGCTACAAGCTATACTTCTTTAACTGATATTCCTGCTAATATAGTTTCTAGCTCTTTACAGTTCGTATCTTTAGTTGAACCGTTTACAGGTTCTTTTACTGGAAGTTTTACCGGAGATGCAAGTGGTCTTACTAACATTTCTATTACCACATCTTCTATTACTAATTTTTATGAAGGTATAGTATCTAGTTCGGCCGGTCAAGCTTATATTGACTCAGCTGTAAACGGAAATTTACTATCTTTTACTAGACTAAATGGAGGTTCAGATGCAGTCGATCTCGGTGCTATCGTACCTTCAACACCAACAGGTTCTTTACTATATAGCGGTAGTTATGACGAATCAAGCGGTATTTTAACTTTATTCTCTGACAATCAAAATTATGCTATTGATTTAAGCTCATTAGCAGGAGGAGGAGCCGGAAGTACAACAGTAGCTGGTGGAGCAGGAATAGATGTAGATTATAATGTAGGCACAAATACCTATACAGTATCAGCTGATGTTTCAAGTATTTATGGTACCTCTATTATAAATGATTACATTGCAATAGATACCGGTTCATCTTATTTTATTCAAGGAGTATTAGACTCAGGTCTTTTCAGACAAACAGGCTCGCATTGGTCGACATCCAATATCATAAAAATAACAGGCTCTTTTGATGTAAACGTAACCGGTTCAGGTAATGAATTTACTGTAGCGAAAGATGGAGAAGAAAAATTTAAACTAAATGAAGACGGTGTTATACAGTTTACATCACAGTCAAGTACTCCTAATGCAGTAGCAGGAGGAATGTATTATGATCAAACAGACGCTTTCTATTTAGGATTTCAAAATTAAATACTATTTATTATAAACTCTTTTAGTACACAATTATGGCAGAATGGAAAAAGATAATAGTTAGTGGTTCCCAAGCTCACCTGGCGTCGGTAACAGCCTCTAACTTAACAAACGATAACATACTAGTAGCAGGCACAGGCGGTGCTGTAGAAAGCTCTGGTATAACATATGATGGTTCAACATTAGGATTAGGAACCTCAGTAATTACTTCAACAGGAGCAACCTCTATTTTATCCGGTTCTTTTACAGGTTCATTTACCGGTGATGGTACAGGTCTTACAGGTTTAACAGCTGACTCTGTAGCGTTTACTAACATTACAGGTAAACCAACATTAATTTCTTCTTCTGCTCAAGTTGATCATGACCAGACAACTAATTTTGTAGCTGGAGAACACTTTCTTCAATCAGCTATTACCACAGTAGGAACTGTTACAACAGGTGATGTATCAGCTATTTTGCCAGCAGGAACTATATCTGGATCAGCACAATTACCAGCCGGTATTGTATCAAGCTCATTACAGTTTAATACTACTACTACTCCATTCACAGGTTCATTTACTGGTTCGTTTGTAGGTGACGGTACTGGATTAACCGGACTTGTAACAGATTTAAGCATAGCAGGAGATGATGGAACAGGCACAGTAGCTCTCGCTTCTCAAACTCTCACTATCAACGGTACAGCTAATGAAGTTACAGCTAGCGTTTCAGGACAAACAGTAACAATCGGTTTACCTGATGATGTAACGATTGGTAATAACTTAATAGTAACAGGAAACTTAAACGTTCAAGGTACTACAGTAACAATAGATACAGCTAATTTAGCAGTTGAAGATAAATTTATTCTTATCAACTCAGGTTCTTCTACAGCAGGAGATGAATCAGGTATTATTTTTGGAGGTTCAAGAGGAGCAGCAAACAACGGTGCAGCTCTTATTTGGAACGGAGATTATAATAGCGATGACGGTCGTCTTGCTATCGCCGATAGTGTTAATGCCGATGCTACTGGAGCTACAGTAAGTTACTATGTAGGCGGTGTCTATTTAGGGACTTCAGCAAATGCAGAAACAGCAAAAGCTGATCATCCTGGAAACATTAGAGTAGAAGGATCAGATATATTTATTTACGTATAATTTGGTATTTAAAAAAAAATTCATATATTAGTTATATTATCAAAAGTTTTATGGGACTAGTAAGTAAATCAAAGCAAGTTCAAAGTCAAGAACTTACCAAACAAGAGCTAGAATTTTTACTAGCAAAGTTACGATCGGCAAATTACAAAGGAGATGAATTCGAAATATACTTCTCGATCGTCAAAAAAGTTTCCGATTCTCTTAAATTAATGGATTAAAAAAAAGAAGAGCCTTCGGGCTCTTTTTGCTATTTATATACAAAGCTATTATTGGCCCGAAAGGGAAGTGGGCTCTTTGAGTAACCAACCGTAATTGTAAAACTATGCCGAACTGGAAAAAACTGATTGTAAGCGGTTCAGACGCTGCACTCAATTCTTTAAACGTAACATCCGCACTTACTGCAAGCGGATTAATTTACCCAACTACGGATGGAGATAATGGAGATTTCCTTACCACAGATGGTATAGGTAATTTAAGTTTTGGTAGGCCAAATGTATATTCAAATGTTAAAAACGTTTCTGGTGGTCAATTACTAAAAGGAACCCCAGTTCATGCAACAGGAACAGCAGGAAATACTTCTGAAGTTATAGCAGCATCCGCTTCTGTTGCTTCTACTATGCCTGCTACTTTTGTACTAAATGAAACTTTAGCAAATAATGCTGAAGGTTTAGCTCTAGTAACAGGGTATATTAATGGTATTGATACTTCTGACTTTGACGAAGGAGATGTAGTATATGTAGGAGCTACAGGTAGTTATACGAATATAAAACCCCAAGGTTCAAATAATCTTATACAAAATATAGGATTAGTAAACAAAGTAGATGCAAGTAATGGTTCAGGATATATTTATGGTGCAGGTAGATCAAATGATGTACCAAACTTACCAGAAGGTAAGATATGGGTAGGTTCTTCAAACTATACAGTAACATCTTCTGTAGCTCATTTAGATGAATCGAACGGAAGATTAGGAATCGGTACGGATTCACCCGGTCATAAACTTGTTGTCATTGGTGGCAATATTCAAACAGATGGTATTGTATATACAAATACAATAAGAGATAATAGCGGCGGTGATGTAGTTATACAAGATAATGCCGGTAATGTTGGTATCGGAACAACCTCTCCTTTGGATACATTACATGTTGAAGGCGGTGACATTAGAATTAGAGGAGCTAGCTCAACTTCAGATTTAATTTTAGATCATAACAATACATATAGTGGCAGTAGAATAAGAGGTATTAGAGATACAGGCCCAGACACTCAAGACTTTGGGAGTAGTGCTTTACAGTTTTTAACTAACGATAACAGTACTACATCTGCTGAAGTTCAAATGACATTGAGTTCAGAAGGTAAATTACAAATAGGTTCAGGATTTGCTCCTGAAAGATTAACCGTAGCAGGTAATATAAGCGGTAGTGGGTGTATACAGATAGGAACAGGACATACTAACTCTGGTACTTTATCTTCTATTGTAGGAGGTACTTTAAATATTATATCAGGTACTTGTTCTTTTATTGGAGGTGGTAGCACCAACTGCGTATCTGGAAACCTAAGCTTTGTAGGTGGAGGTACACAAAATGATGCTCTTGCTAACTGTACAGTTGTAGTAGGAGGATGTAACAACTCTATTTCCGGACTTTTTTCAAGTATAGTAGGTGGCCGCGATAATTGTATATCAGCAGCAGCCTGGTATGGTCTTATCGGTGGTGGTAGATCTAATGCAATCTGTGGGAATTACGGCTTTATTGGTGGTGGCTGTTCTAATACAATATGTAGTCTTGAACAATACAGTGTAATAGGAGGAGGACAGCTTAATATACTAGATGGTGACAATTCAGGTATTCTAGGAGGAAATTCTAACTGTTTAATACATGATAATTCATTTATAGTAGGTTCAAATTTAACTTCCTCTGCTGCTTGTACTACATTTATGAACAATCTAGATGTTGAAGGAACAGTCTCTGCATCAATATTTAGCGGTTCTTTTGTAGGTGATGGTAGCGGGTTAACAGGAGTAGGAGG